GCTCATCAATACCTGAACCTGCGACAGGCCCTAGCCTTCTTTCAGAAGGTCGCGGACCTGCCGGCAGGTTTCGATAAAGAGAAACGGGCGCGCGATGCCTTTTACGGTTCGAACGATCGTTGTCGTGAGACAAACGGCATACTAAAACTTTGGGCTCGCGGCGATTTTAAATTTCGCCGTGACGTTGACGTGGTACTTTTCCACGCCCAGCGCAAAATAGCCAAAGTCTTGGGTGCCGTTCCGAGCCTTGACCAGCTCGACTTTACGTTCGGACCGGGTGCTACAACTTCGGTACCGAAAAGAAACGCCTGCGCTCGTACCAAATTGAGCGCGGTACCATCGTGTACTACGAACATGCTACCTTACGTACCTGCGCTCTTGCGTCAGGTACCCCACTACGCATCCCTCCACGCTGTTGAACAGCGTGAGGATGGTGTGGACGAGGTAGTGGAGATCGTCCCTGTTGAGTTACACCAGGGACGGTTGGCGTTCGTCGCCAAGAATGCGAAGACGCACCGCTCGGTACTCACTGAAGCCACACTTAATGCATTATATCAGCATGGGTTGGGCGAATACATAGCGGCTCGTCTGCGACGCATTGGTCAGGATACTCGCGATCAGCTCAGAAATCAAGAGCTGGCCCGCGAGGGGTCCCTTACTAACGCTTTAGCAACGTTAGACCTTAGTAGCGCTTCGGACTCGATTTCTATCGAGCTCGTGGCTCATCTTTTACCCCCCGAGTGGTTCGAAGCGCTTCGGCGCTGTCGAACCAACATCGTGACGGACAACGGCCGCTCGCAAGAGCTCCATATGTTCTCGTCAATGGGTAACGGTTACACTTTCCCGCTGCAAACCCTGATATTCTGGGCTCTGGCCAGCGCGTCGTCCGACGTTTCGAAGGACGAAGAGAAAAGAGTCTCGGTTTATGGTGACGACATTATTGTCGGCTCCGCGACCGTCCCTCTCTTATCTGAAGTGCTCCGTGCGACTGGATTCCGGTTAAATTCGGAGAAGTCGTATTGGGATGGCCCGTTCCGCGAATCTTGCGGTAAGGACTACTATCTTGGCATCGATATCCGACCTTTCTACCAGAGGCGATTAGTCTCTGGAGAAAGCCTCTTTATCCTCCACAATTTTTACAAGC